ACATTGAAGAGCAGATGGACCGGGAATTTTGGGAGTTTTTACTAGGGGAAATAAAAAGTTGGCAACACTTAGCTGTTAAAGAAAATGAAAAAAAGGTTCTGGATGCGGTTTTGACACTAATGGATAACATAGAATCAATTGAAATTTTTAACAAAAAGGCCGTCTATCTTTATATGAGAGAGATTACAGGACTGAACACTAAGCAAATTGTCAGTTGCCTTAATAAAATGAGGGTTCGCTACCGCTCCTTTAAACATAAATGGGACAACGGAGAAATCGAGTAGCCTCCTAATTATAATACGACCAAGTGGGAGATTGCTATGAAAAAAAATCTGGACGCTCTTATTGAGCAAGCTCTAGACAATATTAAAAATGACAGACAAGTAACCGAAGGGTTACTTTCTGAGCTTCAAGAATATATGAACGTTTCTCGGGAGAGATACGCTGATTCTGGTACCACGGCAGCCAAATTTGTAGAGACTCTACAACGGAGCAATGAGCAATTGGTTAAGTTAGCAACCTTAGTTCATAGGAGAGATTCAAGTCAAACTAGCACCGAGTTGAGTGACGACGATAAACGTGAATTATTTGATTTGATTAACGAAAAATAATGGCAGTCAAACAGAAACAACAACTTATTCCCGATAAAAACTTAGAAAAAAATCCTAATCGACTTAATTCTAAGTCGGCCCGTGGATTAAACGTTAGTGATAGTGTTATGGACGTACTCCTTAATCGAGCAGTGGAATCGTACCAGACAGATTTACAAAGCGGAAAGACGGAATACAATGCAGTGGTACTCAGAACATCGGAACTAAACACAAACCCAGAAGGGACCCCTGTGATAGTTAGAGCCAGGGTTCCGGAATTACATTCCCATTTGCCCCTCCCCCGAAGTCAAAATGATGCTCGAATTATTGACCTTTATCCCGAATATATTGCCGAAAACCCCGACCCAGATAAACAAGGTACATCTGTAGGGGGGCTTATTCGAGTTAATCATCTGGACACTCACCAAACCTCTTTACGTTACGAGAACGGAAGAATTTTAGAAGTCCTTGACCGCTCTGAGCCTTTTGCCGCTGGGTTTGATAGTTTATCTTGGACTTGTGAGGGTGAGGATGCTAGTTCTAACGTTGAGCCCGGTAAAGGTGAGCCGGTAAAAGGGGAGAACAAAAGTAAAAAAGCGAAACCCCGCAAGATTAACGGCTCAACAGATGCAAAATCACTTCAAGGACCGGACCCATCAAAGTTCGTTCCGCCCGAAGAATTTGTCGCCCGGCGCAAAAGAAGCCAGTCTAACTGTGCCCCACAGGAGTTGTTGAATGCTCTTGAAGCCCGAGGAGATTTTATTGCTTATAGTCGAGGTAAAAAACTAGGAAAAGTTGAGGTAGAGTTTATACAAGGAAGCCCATCGACTCGTCAGCCTTCACTGGCCTATGGTCCTAAGAAGAATATGTATCCTATTGTAACCAAGACTCACGAGGGTATTCCATTTGCTCAATATTTTAAAAAGATGCAGTCGGACGCCCGAGCAGCAGGTGTCGAACTTGTTCCCAATAGCGTGTTTCGTTCTATGCCCCAGCAGAAACAATTATGGGAAGCCAGCGGGAGGAATACCAAAAAAGTTGCACGCCCAGGAACGTCAAAGCATCAGTCGGGAACCGCTATTGACTTGGCCACGGGCGGAGGCACCAATAAGGCATATCACTGGCTCACGCAACATGCGGTTAAATATGGGTTTATTCGAACGGTTCGGGGAGAAACTTGGCACTGGGAGTACCAGCCATCAGTAGCCAAAGCTCAAGGAGCATTTGCCAGAGTTGGAGTTTCGCACAACAGGGCAAACACCCAAGAGGCTGGTGCGTGGCCAAATTATGTTAATAACCCTACAGCCCCGAGCAGAAAAGCTCGCTACCAAGGGTATGAAAAGAGGTTTCAAGCCGATAGAGTTCCTGCCGATGTGAAGAAAATAAGGGGCGGCTGAATAAAATGGCAAAAATCCCAGCAGTAGACAAAGGAAATTTACTTGACAGGCTAGTTGAAAAAGCTCAAGTAAAGGCAGACTTTGCCGAGAATAATGGAGGAGAGTGTCAACAATACATTCAGGAGCCTCGTCCCAACTATAACAAGCCTACAGATTTTGAACACGACATTGCCGGCGGCAAGTTCAATAACTTTATAATAATAGGTCGTGACCGCCCTAGGGACCCGTGCAGTGGTTATGGAGGAAAGGGAGACACTCAATCAGCTTGTATTGACATCATTGCTGGAATGACTGGACGATTTGCCAGAACGCACGACAAAAAAGGACAAAAACTATTAACCAACAAAAGTCCAGAACTTGACGCAGCCAGAATTTATATCAGCCAACGAACCGATGTCGATAAAAATTTTAATCTTCCCGCAGGCTCTATTGGAAAACTCAATACCCGTTCGGCTATAGCAATGAAAGCAGATGGGGTTAGAATAATTGGTCGTGAAGGAATAAAGCTCGTTACGGGAACCGATACATACAATTCGGCATGTATGAAGGTGGATGGAATCATGGGTATTGATTTGATAGCTGGCAACGATGATGAAGACCTTCAGCCACTGGTTAAGGGCGATAATTTAAAATTTGCATTAAGAGAAATAATAGAATTAATTGCTGACCTTAATGGGATTATGGTAACTCAGTTATCGAATTATACAAAGATGTTGAATATGATATCTGTTCATACTCATGTTTCTACTGCTCCGGGTAACCCTACTTCACCTTCTTTGGATTTAGCTACCGCTTGTTTGAATGAATTTCTTTTCAAAGTTACGCCGTTAATGACTGATTTAGTAGACCATCAAAAAAACTGCGTCAGCACTGAGCAGATGTTTTTGTGGGACTGGGGCGAAGGCCACATTTTGAGTGACTACAATAACACAAATTAAGCTTTAAAGGTTATATAAGACAAGATGCCAAATTCAAACAATCCCAATCAACTAATCAACGATGCTAACGTCATGACGATGATTAATCCGTTTCCCGAAACGATTAATACTGATAATGCCAGTGGCTCTCCGTTTGGCACTCCTTATCCCTATGATACCCCTCGGGGTCGATGGGTTATGGATGGAATATCCCTTTATTATCAAAAATACGGAAGCTTTCCAGAAATAGGTCGTGTCTTAGAAGCAGTTGGACCCCTGACTGGGTCCTCGAACAATGTGCCTCACAATTATATAACTCGTAGCGATGCGCTGGCATTTTCCGCCTTGCGACCACAAGTAGCTAAAGTAACCCGCTCTCGGGCAGTGGAGCCGGTATTAGTTCCGGAAAATAGCCCCATCAACCCTGCGGACCCAGACCAGGGCGGACCCATGGTCATGGAAAGAACGACTGCCGGAGAGCAAACAGCAGCCCTTGCTTTAGTTATGGGAGAAATATTCCGAAGGCCGAATGCTTTGGCACTTCTTTCTGTCACTACACCTCAAGCATTACAGCCGGAAAACCAGTCTTCTATTGATGCCGGCGAGCCCAAACTGTCCGACTGGACTCAGTTGGCGTCTTTGAATCCGCCCATATCTCAACAACGCAGAGCCGATATTTTAAAATCGTTTGGGGTTACCGCTCCTCCTATTGAACCCGACCCGGAACTTGTTGAATCTCAAGCGGCAACACCTAAAAATATAAAAACAGGCATTAACCCCTTTATACACGCTACAGCAGCGCAGCCTTCTCCCCCGGTATATTATTCTATTAGCGATAAAAATTGGTATTTTGTGGAGCGGACTAATATTTTTGACATAGGTGCGTATAGTCAAACGGCAGCCGATGAAGCTGCTGAAGATGTATTGGAAAGAATTAATACTTTCAAGAGAAGGGCATTACAAAAAATATTAGAACAAGCAGGCAGATATTCGGCAGCTAATGCTACCTCTGAAGACCTGTTGGCAGCTATAGAATTTAAAAGTTTTTACGGTGACCCTAATAGACCAGTACCACAGGATAGATTACCAGCAGACCACCCGGCTGGGAGCGACGCCCAAAGAGTTCCACTCCCACCCCCTCGTCGTTGGCTTCTCGCAGCCAGTCTGCCAAAGTCCATCACAGATAATCTAAGTGCCCCAGGAACAAGCGCACTGGAAGACGAAGGCTTGAGTCAATTAGCCCTTACTCGTCTTACTTTAGACGGCTTTAAAGCCGAACGACAGGTTGCATTTACTATAGGGAGCATGAGGAGTAAAATCAAACAGGCGGTCAAGGTTATCGAATATTATGCTGACCAAATCCAAAAATCCCAAACCCCGCCAGAAAACATGGATGGGCTCGATTTAGAAGATGAAGCACGAAGACTGGCAGGTTTTGAGTCAGCAATGGATAGATTTTTTGTGCTGAATAAAATAACCCCTGACAGCGATACTCCCGTAGAACTTAAGTTCGACGCTAATTTCAAATTATTGAATATTGTGGTTAATGGTTTTATATACATCAAAGGCACAGGTAATGACATTGAAGATACTGCGGAACCACAGGCAGAAGGAACCCCTCCTCCGCCTCCATCTGAGAATGCTTTTTTAGATGTCAACGCAACAACATTTGGTTATGTTTTTTATACCCCCGACATTTCGGCACTAACTCCTTGGCGTGATGGTTCGGAAGCTTTGTCATGGATTGAATTTATTCATAATTTTACTTATCCTTTGGTTACTATTTATCCGAAAGAAATAGGAGCTTCTCAGAGAGTATCTTGGAAAAACAACCCAACCAAAGATAAGGTCGCTAAGAATACCTGGGTAACAGTACAAGAATCGGTACAACAGTTTAATAAAAGAATGAACCAAGATAAACCGCTTTATAACACAATCAGGTCTGCGGTGGCGTCATCGGCGGGGAGTTGCGACACAGGACAGGCCGCTTTATTAAGGGACGGTCTCAAAGTATATAAACTTATTGCCAAAAAAACTAGAACCAAGGATTTGGTACAGGGCGCAGTAACCATAATTAGAGATTCTTTAATATCAGATAAGCAGGCCAAATACGCTATTGGAAGAGCGCAGTTTTATGCTGACAACCCAGACCAAGTCATACAACTAATTGAGCGAGAGATTAATGAGGAGTTATTCTGTATTTTAGGTCTTCTCGGTGATGCGGTGGATGCACAGATTCTAAACCCAGCCGGTGTACCGCCTTCTGCAAGACGCCTTATTAAGGACAGCTTTAAACCTAGTAAGGGAATTCGGTTTTCTAAATCACCCACCCGAGATTTTATGAAGGCATGGAGAAAAAAGGTAAAACAACTATTAGTCAACTATATTCAACAGCTTATTTTGGGAATTTTTAAAGACCTGCTCTCCGCCGCCTTGGGTTGCGGACCTGACGAGGCAAGTGACAAACCGACTCCCGACCTCAAGGCTTCCTTAGAAACGGCGACTTATGGAAAGATTCAAATCAATGAGTTAGTAGAAGCCGTGGGGGGAATTGATTTGCCTCGCTTGGCGTTAGATGTAGGATTACTAAACCGCTATTCTCGTACAGATGAAGAAGGCAATAAAATAGTTGAAGAGCAGCCTCCTACGCTCGAACAAGTCAAACAATTTAATCAAGATACTTCGGACATTCTTTTAGACGGAGAAACTATTGCACTATTAAAAGGAAACGGTGGAACCAGCATTGTCGCAAGAATTGATGAAATGGTTAATCGAGGTCCGGCGGATTTAGATAGACTAACAGACGAAGAAAAACAAGACCCACTAAAAGTAAGCGAGGTCCAAGACTCACTAGGGACTAACGACACTCGTTATGCAACTTTAGGAATATCCCCGTCTAGTATTGAAAAATATTTTACCCTGCTAGGAAAAAAACTAGACGGAGAAATAGATGGACTTTTAGAACCTCTTGACCCCAATTCAGCTTATTGCCGTATGTTGGACCCTTATGTCCCACGTCCCATAGAGGTCGGACTTACACAGTACCAAATAGAATCACAGCTAGACACTCAAATTAACGGAAAGATAGACCAAATTAAGTCTTTGTGCGATATACTTGGGTCGTCGTTTTCGTTCCAATCAGAAATTGACAGCTTCTCAGCAGCTTTGGAGCCCCCAGCGTTTTATACTAAATTTTTAGCTCTAGTTTCCAAATGGAGCAATGCCGCAGCTAAAGCAGCCAGAGAAGCCTTGCTGGAACAATCATCAGCACCAGCTTCTAATCAATCCCAAATAGCTCCTGAAGATACTGAACTTTTTCAAGCAGCATCTCAATTTTTTGGGGACACCAAACATAAATTACAAGTGCGGCAATCTTCGATAATACCGGCTGCGGAAGGCGAACCGGCCCATACCGAATGGTACATTGGAGATAATAACGTTGGGGTAGTATCCTTTGTTTTTTTAGCGGATAATAAAGTGGCGTTATATTATGGACCTCCGGGAGAAATTAACAACCCAGGGTTTATAGGTGATTTCCCACTTTCGGCTACAAATAATCCGGAAGATGAGGCACGACCTTATAGAATTTCGAGTCGGGCTGGTAGACCAAATCTCCAATTGTTTAACTGGGGATACCCCACCGTGGGGTCCGATGGAACAATACAGGCTGCTGCCGACATGTTGAATTCATCTACTTCTATGGCTTTAGCTGGTTTATCTCCAGCGACTCCCGACCCTTATAAATTTGGACTTTTGGCTCAAAACACAGCCGAAAATATCCCCCAACAATTACAAAATTTTTATCTTACCGGAAGGGCCAAGATTTCCTTAAGAAGGACAACTGACTCTTTGGTCGAACCTTGTTTCTCAGTAGCTCCAGACCCAACTTGTCCCGACCCCAAAGAACAAGATATAGCTCGGGCTGCCTTGTCTGGTATTCAAAATCGATTAGTAAATTTTATTCTTAATAGCGGACCTTTACACCGAGTATATTTTGGGTGGTATACTCCAGACACTATAACTATGTTAGCCGGGTACTTGGCTAACCAGTTTGAAAAAGATATGAGAGAAAAAGGAATATATGACTTATATCTGATGGCCATACCTTATATGGAAAGTTATATGCCCAATCCGCCCCAAGATGGTATTGTTTTTCCCGAAGATTTAGCAGATGAACCCGATATTGCATTTAATATTTCTGGAGTAGAGGGAACTCCTCAAAAATTTAGGTACATAATCGAACAATGTTTGAAACAAATGTTTAAGCGAATTAACAAGGCTAAAGGTCCAAAGTATATGGACCAAAACATCTTTCAAAATACGTTGCTAAAAAGTTGGTACGATTCATTATCAGAATATTGTCGCATGGGAACCTACCAGCCTTTATTGAGGCTGGACAATGACGAAGCTCTTTATAGAGAGTACGATAAAACCAACAATTCTTTTTCAACTCTTAACTTGTCACAAGGAATAAGTAATCCCGCAGTAAATCAACAAGTTTGGAGTACTGACATTTTCTTGAAGTATATTCCGGTACCTCTTATGATTGGGGCTAATTTAATTTTTTATGATAAAGCTGTAGATTTTTTGCATAAGTTTCCCTCATTTAACTTCTTTGCGGGACAAAGAGTTGCTTTGGCAGATGATGCACTAGTAAGTTCTATTAATGACCAAAATTATACTGTGTTCAGTAATCCTTATGACGGCTATCCGGCGGTCATAAGAGGTCGGGTATATTATTCTAAGGAAGGAATACAAAAACGAATAGACTTCCTAGAAAGAATGAGACAGAGGATATTTGACCTAGAAAGGATGTTCGGTCCTCTTGGCACATTCGAGAATGATTATGCATTAACCGCTTATGTTCAACGCAGTGACGACGAATTTGCAGTACCTCTAAGAAACGACGAAGGACAAGTTATACGTCTTGAACAAGATGTAACCCAATTCCGTACATCTATGAATCATGTATATTCTCAATCCGTTGTGTGGGAAAATTTCCGTAGGCTGTATCCTACCGTAGCAGACCAGAAAAACTTAATTATTGCGGCATTAGAATATAACCATATGGGAAGTTATGATAATTTAGGGGTGGCTATGGAAAATCCTGGGGCTCAAAGAGGGTCAATGCTAACATCTCCTTGGGCCTGGTACGAGAGAGCACGGCTACTGGGCTGGGCACCTAATGACCCGGAGTTAAGTTTGTTGGGTGTCTATATGGCGGGAGCAGATAAAGTTCCTGCGCTTGCCGGTCGGGAAGGAGGCATACGAGCCATTAAGCTACTTCGAGGTTATCGCCGCATTTGTCTCAGTCGTAACACTTGGACGCCAGGACAGTTAGACTTGAGTCCGATTACTCGCTTTATGGGAGCGGCTGCTGCCGACTTAGAGTGGGATGGATTTTGGCAATCAACCGTATCATTTACGGCTCTACTGGGATTGTCTTTATTGTATCTCCCAGGGGCCTGGTTAGATGGCATCCTCGATCTCTTCGAGGCGTTCTTTGGTGATGATGTGTACAGAGACCCTGACGAGATTGACTCTCTGAGGTATGTACGAGACCTTAAAAATGTTGCGGTACCCCAAAACGGTCAAGTCGTATACCGAAACTTCGACGTTGTTAATGATTTATACGACTGTGCTAAGGCAATACCGGCTCACGAAAATACTCTTGAAAAAATTGCTCTTAATCACCTGTACTTTGAACTGGCCAATAAAACTATGGTTTATAAACCTCTGGTTAATCCGAAGGACCCGTATAATGAAATAAATGAACTCAAAGATTTCATTGCTGCTGACTTAGACCCCAGAACATCATTCCCAGTATACCTTACTATCGATGATGAGCAAATCCCATTTTTCAGCGTTGAAGAGATGGAAGAAGAAAGAGACAGAATCAAGGCAACTCTTTTATACAGAAGTATTCAGTCTTTGGACAACCTTTATCAAGAATACGAACGATTTTGGAACGAAATAGATATTTATGAAGCAAACGCCGAAGGCGACCGAGGGCACGAAGGACAACTTTTAGGGTTGAGTTTTGCATACACATTAGTGCGAACGTATACAGATTTTGCCGTCTCAGGAACCCCAAATTCACAATCTATTCAGAGAGCGATAGACCGTGCTGGCGATGGTTTGTGGGCTCTTTTTAATTCAAGTCCACCCGAAGGAGATATACTAGAGGAGAGAATAGAAGAAAGATTGGCCGAGTGGGTTTACAACCTCTGTGTAGCTTCCATATATGGATGGGAAGACATAGGGAGAGATGTAAATGATTTTGCACGGGGCCAAGTTTTAGCCGCTAAAAATAGAATGCTTGGAACAACAGTAAGAAGAAGTAATGTTACTTTTAGAGGGAGCACCTATACTATGAGAGGTCCTTATTTTGGCAATAGGGGAGTCATGGATGTAACCAATGAAATCCAAGATACCTTTGATAGGATACGAGAATCTGGCATATCTCTTACTGGCGAAGACGGAATTACTTACCTTGTTAGAAAAACTAGAATACTTCAAGATGTAACAATACTAGAAGCGGCTATTAATCAGTACCAATTTCAAGAGTAAAGTATATTTATTTTATAAGGAGTAATACACGATGTCTGGAATGCAAGGAATATCCCCACAGTTACCTTTAATTTATAGTAATATAGATGGTCCATATAAACTAAATAAAACTCTTGGGGAGTCCATTAGGCAAAATTTTAAGAATCTACTCTTGACATCGCCCGGCGAAAGAATAATGTTGCCTCAGTTTGGTTGCGGTTTACGGAGACTTTTATTCGAAGGGTTTAGCCCGACTCTTCACGAATCAATTAGAACCCAGATTAACCGACAGGTAAACACCTATCTACCCTTCGTAAATGTTGAGACTGTTAATTTTCTAACTCACGAATTTAATTCGGACTTAGGTCTTAATGAATTGGCAATTGAGGTTATATACAACCTGGGCTCTCTTGACACTCAAGACACTTTAACAATAACTTAAGTAAACAACTAATTATGTACATAATCCGAGGACTATGAATGCCAAAAAGACCCATATCATATACTAGTAGAGATTTTGAAACTATTAAAAACTCATTGGTCAACCATGCCAAACAGTATTATCCCTCTACATTTAAAGATTTTAACGAGGCGTCTTTTGGCTCTTTAATGCTTGATATGGCGGCATATTTGGGAGACCAACTTTCTTTCTACGCTGACTATCAGGCAAATGAAAGTTTCCTAGATAGTGCAATTGAATACCAAAACGTTATTCGGTTATCTCAACAACTTGGCTTTAAGATGCCAGGTGCTGCATCTTCTACAGGTATTGCTACTTTTTATATTATGGTTCCGGCCTCTGTCTCAACTGGCGGACCTGATTTAGACTATTTTCCAATTTTGAAGCGAGGAAGTTCTTTGGCTTCTTCGGGCGGCGGAGTTTTCACGCTTAATGAGGATGTTGATTTTACGGACTCCGACAATGAGGTGACAGTAGCCCGAGTCAACTCTACGACCGGTGTTCCCACTTGGTATGCCATTAGAGGATTTGGACAGGTTGTCTCGGGACAAGAGGCTGAGACAACGCTAGAGGTTGGAAACTACCAGAGGTTTTTAAGACTAGAACTAGATGCCGATAATGTGAGTGAGATAGTAAAAATAACAGACGCTCAAGGAAATGAATATTACGAAGTTGAGTACTTATCTCAAGACGTAGTTGTTTCCGAGGTCCCCAATTACGAGTCAGACCGAGATGTTGTTCCCTATGTTATTAAAACTAAACCTGTTCCTCGCCGCTTTGTCACGGAGTACGGCGCTGATGGTTCAGTGTTTTTACAGTTTGGGTATGGCTCGGCTGCCAATATAACGGGTGATACTATTGCGGACCCTGCTGATGTTGTTTTGGATGTAGTTGGTAGAAACTATGTTACCGATAAAAGTTTTGACCCCACAAATCTT